GCCATGCAGCAAGGCGGACGCTGTGTATATCGACATCGTTGAATACACGAAAGACGGGAAGCGAGTGAACGAGGCACACGGGCGTGTGTCTTAGAACTTGCGGAACCGCTTCGACAACTCCTTTGACAGGTCACTCAGAAATCGCTCTCGGTTGGGGGCGATTTCTTTCATTCTTGCCCTGTTGTTCATGAACATGGACATACTGTCGCAAAGGTCTTCACGGGGGTGTTTCTTTGAGTACTCTGTCACATATTCAACCACCTTTCCTCGCCCCTGTTTTGCAAGCTCAATATCAGCCATAACAGCCGCCCGCCACTCAGCCGACAGAGATATCTTGTCGCCCTTGTCGATAACGTGTGTGGCTTCATGGTAGATAGACTGTTTGAAATCCTTTAAATCATCGGCTTTCAACGGCGACCAATAATGTATGCGCCCGCCGTCCGTGGCGAGAGATACGAACCCCGGTGTATTATATGCCACCGCCCAATAACTGTCCTGTGGGTTCTGATATTTAGTCATGAATCCGACACTCTTTATGCCGTCACGCAGGAAGCGTGGCATTTCGCTGACAACACCGCTTGCGGTCACAGCCGAAAACGGCTTATCTGATTTCGTCAGTCCGAGGGGGTAGAGGAACTCCTTGCCCGCAGCGTCTTTCACGGCTATCATGTCGAACGTCTTGCCGTTGATTTCCATACTGCGGCGCAGCCCTGACATCGTCATGGTGTCGTCTATCAAGCCCCAACTCTGTAGGTCGGCGAACGCTATATTCCCTGATACGGTTTTTATCTGATTGTACATCATCGAATATTCGATGTCGGACAGGTTATTGTACAGAGCACTGTCGTCCATTATATTCCAAATGGCGGCGAGGCGTGGGTCACGGTCGCGATACTCTCCGAAGTAAGGCATTACCTCTTTGAGCATAGGTTTATGTATCGCCGTTGAAGCCTGTTTTTCGTTGAACGCCGCTGTGACGTACCCCGTGTTGTCTGACATGAAATACGGGAGGCTGTTCGCCTTGACTATGCGGGCGGCGTTGTCCTGTACCCATGACTTGAACTCCTCAGGAACATCATCAACCCGGTTGACACTTTCTCCATCGATCTCCTCGCCGTTGAGAATCTTGCGGGTGTCCTCCTCGAGTTCCTCAGGCGTTTTCAGGATAGACGTGGCATAACAGCGGCAATGTGGGTGCCACCCTGTAAACTTGAAGTCCTTGGGGTAACGCCCGGCAAGCTCGTCACAGATATCCGTAAAGTTATGCGGTAAGCCGTCCTGCCCCAAGAGCGTGTGGTTCGAGGACAGGTGTATCTCTATGCCGACAACGAAGTCGAGGTCTTGCCAACGGAGGTAGTCAGCCGTGTGGTAGGCGATGTTGGTTTCCGTTGCAGCGAGGCGGCGGCAGTTCTTGTATGAGCTGCGATAAACGCCCTGTCCGGGGTGATAAGCGGCGGCACGTTGTGATAACTGTAACATCCCGTGTTCGTCCCGCACACGGCGGAATAACATATCAGGGTGCTGCAGGTATTGGTTCAGCTCCCGAGCCATCTGATCTGCCGACAGCCCGTTGCGGATTCCAACATCAAGCCCCATTTCGATTTCCTCCTTGAATTGGTCTGTGTAACGCCACACCCTGCTCGAGAGGTTCATGCCGTTTACCTTGCGCTGCTCGAACGCCTGACGAGCCTCGTCGTTGTCACTGAAATACCTGCGGTACTGCGCCTGTGTCAGCTTGCCGACGTTATCGCCGAATACCCGCTGTGACAGCTCGTTGTTCTTGTTGTTGGCAAGCGTCCAAGAGGCACGCACACCGTTCAGGATAACCGCCTCCACGCTTTCTGTCAGCCCCGACAACAGGCTGTCAACTCGCTTGCGGGTAAGTGGATAGTCGGCGAATGAAAACAGCGTGTCGCCCTTGACAGCCTTAATGGTTACCCCGATAGACGCAGCCTCGCGTGCCGCCTCCCGGTAGATGTCGTCTATCTGACGTTCATACCGGGCGACGTTACGCAGGTGCTGCTGTTCCCATGTCAGTTTTTTTGTCTGTTTCTTCTTAGCCATTCTGTACGTCCTCCTGTCGTTGTTGGAAATTATCGCAAGCCGCATCGCTCAGGAACTTCGACCATTTGCCGTATTCCGACTTAGCGTCGAGGCGGCAGCGGCATAGGATGAGGTGCCCGTCGATAGCCTTACTGTGCCAATCGTAACTGTGGCGGCAGTCACTGCAGAAGACAGTCGGCTTCACCCGCTCGGGCTGACGGCGGCGTGGTTTCGGTAGAGCCATACCCGGTTATTCGGTCGGCTCGAACACGTCCGCCATTCCCTGTTCGGCTATCTCACTGAGCGTCTTGTCAACGTCGTCCGTATGTCCGTATTCCTCGATACTCTCTCGCTGTGACATGATAGGTTGGTTGCCGTTGGCAAGCATGAGCGTCTCGACGGTTTCCTTGCTGTCCGTGATAGAGAACGGCGTTATGCGGCTCTCCACTTTCAGAGCGTCGATGTCAGCGTGGTAACGCTCAGGAAGCATGAGTTTCAAATAAGCCTTCAGGACGTTTGTCTCACGGTCGAACGCCTCCAATATACGCCCGCTCTCGTCCTTGACTTTCATCTGAGCGTCGATGAACAGCTGCTTGCGGCTCTCGCCTGACAGAGCCATCTGCGACATCTTCTCGTAGCTCCAATCGGGGAGCTGCAGCTGTGTGAAGAACGACTGTCGCAGCTCGTCGACAAAGTATTTCAGGTTCTCTGTCGCCTGTTGCCATGTCACGTACTGAGCGGTTGAGCCCTTGGGATATTGCATAACAGCCTTGAACTCCTTGTTTTCGGACTTCTCGTCGCCGTACTTGATAACCTCGTCGGCGAACACGACGAACAGCGGCTTGGAGTTCTTGCGGAGGTAGTTACCGTTACGGCTCAACGCCCATTCAATCTCATAGACGAGGCGGGCTGTGTCCTCCCAAATCGGTGTCGGACGGTTGACGTACACAGCGGGGATTTTCCCGATACGGCTGATGTCCTCGTCCTCCGTGACAGCCCATTCGCCCGTCTCGAAACTGAACTTCATGTGCTTCGTGGCTGTGTATGCGTCGAGGAACTGAACGTTCTTCTTGCCGACCTTGCGGGTATAACCGACGGACATAGCTGTCATATCTCCGTACTCATCAAACAGCGGGTACAGGTTGTCGCCGAGCATAGGTGAGAAGTTGCGGCAGCGGAGCTTCAACAGGCTGTCGAAGCCATACACGTTGTTACGGCTCTCAACGGCGTACCACAGGGTCATTACCTCACAGCCCGCAAAGAGCATGTTCAGGCGTTCGATGTTCACGCTGTCAATGCGGTTGCGGTCATACACAGCCTCCATGTACGACGCTATCTCTTTCTGTTGGTCGTTCTCAGGCTTGTACACACGTTTCACGGGTATGCCGCAGCAGAGCTCGGTCATACGCTTACAGGCGAGGCGGGGCAGGTCACAGGTTACACGGGTAACGGGATGAACGCCGTCTGCGTCCACCTCGTCCGGGTATTTCTGTTTGTCCATAACCGGGTGTTTGGTCGGGTCGAACTGTTGTTGCAGACCGTAACGCCCGCCCCACACAGGCACGTAGATTGTTTTCTCTTTCAACAGCCCCACTTTCTCCGAAGCTGTCAACTCGCTTGAGCTTAAAATTTCTTCGATTGTCATTTCTGTATGATTTTTTGAGTGTTATTAAACCATCTTCGAGAGCCGCCCGAGGTCAATCGTTCTCCCGGCGGCTCTGATCGGATAGAACGTGTATGCGAGTGCGTCGAACTTATCAGGGCTGCGCCCGAGGCGTTTCTTGATGTCCTCCTTGGGTTCGATGATGATACTGCCGTCTGAGCGGAACTCCCAACGTATCTCGGCTGCTTCCTCGGCGAACTGACTGTCAGGAGGTAACATCGCCCCTGTGTTGTTTTTCGGGTTCAGCCAATCACGGACGCACCAATGCAGGTAGGCACGGAGGTTCGTGAACGTGTACTGCCCCGTGATGTCACGGAGCGGACGGTCGCCAAGGACAGCCTTTGCGGAGTTCTTGCAGCTGATGATATAGTTCGGGTCGTCCTGTTCGACACAGCGGCTGTAAACGCCCGCACCCTCGCCGATAGTATCAATACTGACAACCATCTTCGGCTCGTGCTGTCGGCGTGATATGATGTGCCCGGCGACAGCCATGTGGTCTGCCGTGCCGCCTGAGTTGCGTGCGTCGAATGGAGCGACGTACCGTCCACGCCGTTCACAGAAGCAGGTGGAGTCGCGTCCCATACCCGCCACGTCGACACCCAACATGCGTGGCTCTGAGCTGACAGGTTCGCGCCCCTCGGCTTCAAGCCACCGCTGCTGTGCGAGTTCAATCCACTGCGACGGGATAAGAACGTCGTCAGCCACCTTGGGAAACTTTCCGAGCACCTTCTTTCGGAATAGGTCTTCGGGACGGTACCACTGCCCCTCAAACAGGAAGTCGTCAAGCTCCTCCGTGCGGTCGCGTTCCTGTATCGGCATACACCACGTCTCGAGCTTATCCCGCACCCAATCATAGTCCACCTGCCCCTGTATGATGAGCCTGTGTTCGAGGACGTTCGGGGCTGTCAGGCTGTTCAGGCGGAACTTAGCCCAACGGTCGCCTTTCTGTGAGCGGGCGGCATAGCCGATAGGAGTGTTCGGGTTGAACACCAACAGAATACGGCTGTCGCCCTGCAGGTTACCCTCGATAGCCGCAAAGGTGTCGTCGCCGATACCCGAAGCCTCGGTAATGACGAACATCGTGTGTACGGCGTGAAAGCCCGACCACGCCTCGTGGTTATGCTCGTCAGCCTTGAAGCCTGTCAAGAACCATTCGTCGAAGTCGGTGCGGATATCGTAGGCATTCATCCTGCCGGGCAGCACTATGCCACGGTTCTTCGCCCTGTTGAACAGGCGACTGACCTCAGGTATCATGATATTCTTTACCTGTCGGTCTGTCGGGGCTGTGAGGGCGACCTTGGTGTTTTCTATCAGCTCTCGGCGGCTGTTCCAACGTGGCGTGAGGTACATAAACGACACAGCGGCGCAGGCGGCAACGAAGTCCTTGCCACGGGCTGTTCCCGACGCAACACTCGTGCGTGGGTTGAACTGCACCGAGGAAAGTATCTCCTGCTGCTCACGATCGAGCGTCACCCCGAGGGCGTCACGGACGAATCTGTTCCAATCCTCCCGCCACGCCGTCAACAGGGCGACACCCTGCTTGCGTATTCGTTCGTCATTTCTGTTCACTTGAAATTAGCCGTTTTTAGGCGATTTCTCGCCGTTTGTCGTTTGAGTGGATACTTATACCAATAAATAATTTAAAGCTGACAGCGGGGCTAAAAACAGGCTTATTCGCCGTTCTGTTGTTCAGCCTCATCCAACATGCCGCTCTCCATGAGGAAATTCGCAAAGGACATCTCGCCCTCGACCTGTTTCTTTTCCGGGGCGTACAGCCCGAGCAGCTTGCGCCGCTCCGCCAACTGCTGACGTATCTCGGATATATAGGCGGGGTTGCCGAGCCCCTGAACGTTGCGGGTGCTCTCCTCGACAAACAGGGTGCGGGTGCGCTGTCCGTCCTGCCCCTGTTGCTGCTGCGCCTGTTGTCCCTCAGGTCGTCGCTCAGGCGCACCCTTGCGGCGGCGGTAGGTCTGCGTATAGTCCTCCTTGCTCTTTTCCCATTGTTCCCACAGCTCTCGGACGGTGTCGTCAATGCGGGTCAGTTCGAGCTGCAGGGCTTCGTCCATATCCTCGAGGCGGCTTTCACGCCATTCACGCAGAAGCGTCTTAATGTCGTTATGCACCGTCCCCTTGGAGTAGGTTTTCAGGTCGAGCCGAGCCATAACCTCACAGCGTATCTTGCCGAGCGAATAGCCCCGTTTATACAGCTGTGACACGATTTCAAGCCGTGCCTCTTTCACCTGATTTCTGACCCTGTTCTGATAGAAGCTCATAGCGTTTTGGTCTGTTTGAGGAATTCCTGAAAGAACTCCAAGTTACACGATGACAGCTCTATGTACGATTTCCCGAACTCGGGGAACGTGTGAACGGCGAAATGGCTCTCTGTCAACAGCCACAACGCCGTGTAACCCTGAGGCGTGAAGTGGTGGTCTGTGAAGCACAGGATATTGAACCCCGCCTGTCGCAACAGCCCGTCAAACTTCGCCCTCAGCTTCTGTGGGTTCGTTTTCTGAATTAACTCGGAAAAGTTCCAAATCTTCGCTTGCATACTCAATCTTTTTGAATGTTTTCTTTATGTCCTTGGTCGCCCCCTTGTAGAACACGAGGATATTTTGGTGCATCTTCGCAACCTTGCGGCTCTCCATGTACCGGGACGCACGCAGGGCGGTTGAAGCCCCTGTTTCGATAAGGATAATCTCATTGTACAGGCTGACCCCGTTGTCCTTGAAGATACGCTTGATGTCGCCCACAAAATCGTAATAGAAGCCTGTTGACTTGTCGCGCACGTCGCCGACGACAATAACAGCGAAACGGTCTTGGCGCAAACAGCCCAACGCCGCTGTGAAAGCGTTGCGGAGTATGGCGATGAAATCCTCATAGCTGCCCTGATTGCTTGCGTCGTTCGGCAGATCACTGTATTTCTCGAGGTCGAAGTAGGGCGGGCAGCTGAACAGGAGGTCTTGGCTCTCAGCCTCGATGTGCTGTGCGACGTTCTGTCCGTCGTCGTTGATATAGCGGGCTGTCATACCCTGCACACGCTCGTTATTGAGCTGCGCCTGTTCGGGGCGGAGTTCAACGCCTGTAAACTCGTTGCCGAGATAAGCCGACACATAGCCGAACACGGAATCCCCGGCGAAACAGTCGAACGTCTTACAGTTCTCCAAGCCGAACCAACGGCACACCAACTCAGCCATGACAGGGTCGAGCAGTGACACCCCGGCTGACAGGACTTTGCTTGCCTCACGCTCTTTCACGTCGTCGGGCACATACTTGTCGAGGTATTCCTTGAACGACAGCCCGAGTTCCTCACGGTGTTGGCGTGTGCGCTGATACAGGTCTTTGTACTTGATTTCAGGGCTTGTAATCAGCGTATCGTTACGGCTCTCGCCCATATCACCGATAAGCTCTCGCCAAATCTTTTTACGGGCTTGCCAATAGCCCTTGCGGGTGTCGAGGATAGAGAACGGTGGCACGACGAAGCGGTCATTCAGTGAGCCGTTCTCAGGCTTACTGTCAGCCGTCGAGCCGCTTCCGTCACCGCCGCCCGAGCCGTCGTTCTGCCATACGTCCAAGCCCCAATCGTCGAGCTCTGTTGAATCCCACTCGTTGGCGAGTGCGTCCATGTCCCATTCACCGTAACCGACGTTGTCCTTGATGATAAACTCTCGCTGCTCAGCGTCGGACAGTTCGGAAGCCTTGATAACAGGCACGGTCGGAGCGTCTTTCCATGTCGCCCAATAACTGAGCAGGTTATCCCGCTCTGCCTGTGTCTTCTTCTGAAAGTCATTCAGCCCGGCGAGGCGTTCGTTCACCTCCGTGATATCCATATCCTGTATGGCAAGGAGTGCCCGGTAACGCATATTACCGCCGAGCGCAACAAAGGTGTTGTCAACGACAACAGGGCGCAGCTCGAGCATTTTCGGCAGCACGAGAATGCTGTCAATCAACTTGTCGAACTTCTCCTTGCTGATAGTACGGGGGTTCGCCGTGTTGACCTTAATCTGTGTGATTTTTAAATGTTCCGTTTTCATTTTTCCCATTGTTTGTCTTGTTGAAATTCGCCGAACAGTCCCCAACGGCACATAGAGGCGTATATCGGGGTGTCGAGCAGGTATTGTTCTCTCAGTTGGCGTGGGTCGAGGCGGACGGTGTCAGTTTTCAGGACATTCCCCTCCGTGTCCTGTATGCACCTATCAACCTCCTGTTTGCCGATACAACAGGCGAGGGACACGAGGATTGTGCGCTTGTACTTCCTTGCCGCCTCGATAGCGAAATGGCGGGCGGCGAGGTTCAGGGTGAGGTCTGCCTTGCTTGCGTCCTTAGTCCAAGGAGAGCCGCCCCCGATACGGCAGTTGCCGCCGTAGAAGTCAACAGCCAATTTGCGCCCTGTTGTACCGCAGTCAGCGATAGAGCTGTGGCGGACGTAGCGTCCTGTGCCGTTGATGATAAGTTCATAGTCGCCGCCGACACGGGTGCGCACATGCTGTTCGACAGCCGCCGTGTCCGTGTCATGCAGCAGTGGGATAGCCACAATGAGTTTCTTGATTGTGCCCTCGTCCTCCATAACGACCTGCGTCTTGATGTCAAGCCCGCCGAGCCCGCTGTCAAACAGGCTCTTGCAGACAATCTTGGCGATGTCATGGTCTATGGGCATTCCGTGGGTGTCGGGGTTGTCAACGTCACAGAAGCCGAAGAAGATACCTTGGTCGCCCCAACCTGTCAGCCCCTGAGCGATGTCGGGTGACTGTTGGCTCAGGTGGAGGTGGACGTTCAGGTCTTCGCCGCAAATGACATTCTCACGCCCCCAACGGGCTTGATACTCTCGGGTGTACCCGATTTCACAGACAGCCCGGCGGACGAACTGACGGAGCTGCTTGTTCGTAAACTTAGCTTTCGAGGCAACCTCGCCGCCAAGGGTGACGTGGCTGTCCTTAATCTGCACCTCGACGGCATATCGTGTGTCGGGGTCATGCGTGATGTACCTGTCAAGCAGGTACTGCGAAATGTAATCCGCAATCTTGTCGGGGTGTCCGAGCGATACGTATTCCGAAATTCTTAGCATGATACTGTGTTTTTAAAATATGAGTTCATACACAAAGGTAGTTAAATGTTTATAATATAATCACATTTTGGAGCAAAAACTGTCTAATTTGGAACGTTTTTACCCATTTTCGACACGTTTTAGGGCGTTTTTAGCCCGTTTATGGCGGTTTTAAGCAATTCAACGGTTTTCGTCCGTAACAGCTCTGAGGGCGTTGTACGGAACACCCGCCACCCCATGAGCGTGGCTGTGTTATACTTCTCGATGTCACCGAGGAAGCCCTGCGGTCGGACATGTCGCCCGCCTGTGTACACGCCGCCCTCAACCTCGAGGGCTATCTTGTGCTCGGGTATCGCATAGTCGAACCGCCACATCCGCTTCGGGTGGAATCGGTACTCCTTGACACACTCAACGCCGAGGTCTGTTCGGCAGATCACCGTGAACACGTCGCGCCGCTGAGCTGTTATTTGATTCTTTTTCGCCGTCTGTCGGCTTTTCTTTTCGGTAGTGTTATCTTGTCCGTTCATATTCTTTTAACGCTGATATGGGGCTGAAAACACGGCAAGACGACAAACAGGGGAAACCGTGTCCCCTGTTGCCCGCCTGTGCCGGGTGTCGCCCTGTGTTGATTAAAACGGGAGGTCGTCGATGTCGTTCTGTCCGAGCGTTCCCTGTACCTGCATACTCTGTGGAGCCTTGGGCTTGATTTCTCTCATGCCGCCGAGAATGGGCAGGGAGCGGCGTTCCTCCTCTGTCATTGTCTCACGCTGTTCACGGGGCACGTCAGCCTTTACGCAGTGTGTCTCGTTGTACTGCGGGTTCTGCATTTCAATCGCCGTCAGGCTTAAATAACAGCCCTTTTCACCGAGGAACATGCCCTCGCATTCGTCAACCGGGATAATCAGGCAGCGTTTCGTCGCTGTCTGTCCTTTCAGGTTTCGCATGAAAGCTCCTTTGAGCTTCAGCAGGTCGATTCTGATTCCAAAATTTGCCATACTCTTAAAAATTGTTTGAATTATTATTGTTCACGGCTGTAACACCGTCAGTTAGCTCTTTCAATTCGTAGTCGAGCGTCAGCCCTTGGAGGGTGTTGTCCTCCGTGTTGCGCTTGATACGTATGCGGTCGATGATAACCCCTTGCTGCTCTGCCTGTTGTATCACCTCGAGCAGCTGTTTTCTTACCTGTTCCTGTCTTTCCATTGTGTCGAGTGTTTAGCCCTTCATACGTCCGAGGAACGCAAGTCGGATAACGTCGTAAGCGTGCCCGGTAACGGCAAATTCGAGCATACAGTTATCATCAGCCGTGTCATTTATGCGCAGGATTCTGTACACCGTGCCGTTGCGAGTGATAGAACCTGTCAGTTCAATAGCCTCTGTTACCTCCTCGTCGCTGTGTGTGTCGAAGAACTCCTCGAGGCTGTGGAGGATGTGCTGCGTCAGGTATTCCTCGCCGTACGCCTCCTGAATCTTGTTCTGTTTTCTTAATGCGAATCTCATATCATCGTAATGTTTTAAAATTGATACTTAGAACGGGCAATCCTCAACCGGGGAGAAATCAAACGTCGCCGCCTGTTCCGCCTCCTGAGCCCGTCGCAGGAGTTCCCGTTGTATGTGGTTCTCGTTATCCCATACAGGCTCTGAGCCGGGCGTGTACGGGGCGTAACGACCGTTGTTCAGGTTGTATTTGAACTGCGCCGTTCCGCACTCTCCGAGATGTCTGAATTTCACTTTCTGAACGTGAACCTCGACCGTGTTCTCAGCCCTGTTACGGTGAACCACAATGCCGAAGTCCGCTTTATTGAAGAAGTTCGCCGAGCCGCTGATGTCATACAGTGTCGGGGCTTCGATAACTCCGTCCTTATTCCTTGGCTGCTTCGTCGGGTGCGCCATGAGTATTATCAGGATGTCGTTAGCCTGAGCGAAGTTGGTCAGCTTGTCAAGCAGTTCACTGATATACTGAGTTTCGTTACGCCCGCCCTGCTCACTTTCAAGCCTGTTGTACGGGTCGATAACGAGAGCTTTTATGCCCCGCCGACGAACGAGGTATTTAGCCTTGTCGAGGATATTGTCAACCTTGAAGTTATTATCAGGGGGAGCGATGAAATAGAAGTCCTGTTCGATATGCTCCTTTACCTGTTTGTATTCGCCGTATGTCAGCGTCTCACGGCTGAACTTCTTTCCCGTGAACTTCTCTATCAGCTTCGAGGCATGATACGCGAGAGGGGCGTTTTCGGGGCTGAAATAGGCGAACCTCCACCCGTAGTTGATATTCAGCCGCTCGGCGATCTCGTCGATGAACTCCGATTTACCCGAGCCGGGTATACCTGTCACGATACACAGACGTTTGGTCTCGAAGCTCAACAGGCGGTCGAAGTTGGGGTGCCCGATAGTCACGCCCCGCTGCATACCGTGTTCAAACAGGGCGTCGAGGCTCTGTTCAAAATCGCTTACCGTGAACACCCCGTCGAGCTTTATTTCGGGAGCGTCGGAGAGGCATTTCAGGAGGCTCTCCTGTCCGAACTTCATCAGGTGTTCGTTAGCGTCCTTACAGCCCTCGCCGTACTCCAACACCCGGCAGCGTTCAGCCCCGAATCGGCGGATAAGCTCATCACGCAGCAGCACGCCCTTGGTATCGGTGTCCGAGGCTATGTAGATGGTTTCCTTATCGTCGAAATACTCCTCTATGTAGTCGTCGAGGTAGTCGAGATTGGCGTTCGCCCCGTTCGGCACGCTGATAACGTCATGCCGCCCGCATTCGTAGAACGAGAGAGCGTCCATTTCGCCCTCTGTGATGATACACTCCTTACAGCCCTTAATAGCGTCGATATTGTACGGGAGCAGCTCTGCCCCGGCACACAGCTTGAAGCATTTATCGCCTGTTCGGAATTTCGTGTTCACGAGCTCCCCGTTGTGGAAGTAGTTGAACTGAACGGTGTTCGCCTGTCCCTGTTTCTGCGGCATCCATTCCTGTCCCTCTGTTATGCGCATGTCGGTCAGCGTCTGTGCGCTTATGCCTCGCCCGTTGAACCATGCAAGAGCCCTGTCCGACACGGGGGCTGTCGGGCGGGGCTTGGGTTTCTGATACACGGGCTTCTGTCGGCGTATGGGAGCGTAGTTATGCCAATTACGCTCACGCTCCCAATCCTCCTTTTCGGCTGCACACCCTGAGAAGCCGCAGTAGTGGCAGTGGAACTCGCCCGTGGCGAGGTTTATTGACAGGCTCTTGTCGCGCTTGTC